AAGAGCCTTTTCCATTATAGGCATTGGATATATACGACCGTTTCGATTCTTTTTTTCTGCTTGCGCAAAAATTCCTTGTATAGCATAATTCTTTTTACCGGTTTTCTTATCTTCGGTAATTAAAAATTCTACATCATTTTCGGTAAATTCTGATATTAACTTCATATTACCCTCTTGGATATGCTATTTTTGTTCCTTTAGTTGCCGTACCTGTGGCAAATAAAGCTTCTTTAACTTCTTTTCTTATAACTAATGTTTGATTTTCAACTAACTGCATACTGCCAATTGTAATAGAACCAGATGCAGAATCCTTTAAAGTTAGAGTGGCATCTGCGGTTGTGGCTACGTAAACTGATTGTGCGTTATCAAACATGTTTCCGGCCGCGCTATCTAATGTAGCTGCAGCTCCTAAAGGTCTTATCTGCATTACTTCATTCCTTTATATTGTTTCATAAATTCAGTTGCTGCTTTCTCAGCTTCTCTTTGAGTTTTATAAACATCAAGTCTGTCGCCATCAATGTAGGCAACGAATCCATTTCTTTCCTGATGAACCATAACTTTAATGCCTTTAATCTTTTTATTAAAGACCATCTTGCCTTCAGGTTTTCTACCGGCCAATTCTCTTAATTGTGAAAAAGTTTTCATGTTAACTATATTTATACATTTTTAGTTTTAGACAGCTGCTCCTTCAACTTCATCATATTCATCGTCATCTGATTCATCTTCATCTTCATCATCATCGATATCTTCATCTGATTCTTCAACTTCATCGGATTCATCATCACCTTCAAGAGCCTCATCTTCAATGTCTTCATCTTCTGCATCTGCTTCATCATCTATAACATCGTCGGTTACTTCGTCTTCCGGAACTTTGTTATAAATTTGATCTGCCAACTTAACTTTTTCTTGATCTAATAAGTCTGACATCTTTATTGTCATAACTTCTCCAAAAATCTTATTAGCATGATTATAATCTTTGTCTAAAGATGCTTTAATTAAATCTTTAATTGGATTTTCATCTTGCTCATTATTTTCAATAGTTTCTACATTATCCATTATACTACTCCTTGATCATCTTCTGGTTCCTGCTGCTGTGCTGCAGCTATTTCTTTATCCATGGTTTCGATTGTTTCATCGTCCATTAAAAGAATATTCTTTTGTACCCATTGTTTGGAGAAATATTCACCAACATACTGTGATACTTGGTCTAAGCTTTGTATTTTTTCTCTTAAAAGCTCAGCCTCTTTTAACTCTGCAAAGTGATTATCTCTTAAATAATCGACTGTAACTTTGTTTTTCCAATTATTCCAATCATCTTCTGTTATTATGTTTTTCATAATCAGTTGTTTCTTAAGTATATCATAGAATAAGTTTGAAAAACGATTTCTTAATCTATCAATAAACTTTTGAAACTTAAGCTCATCACGACTTATTTCAGTTGCTCTTCCTAAAGAGAACTGCTGCTCTTGTTCGAGCCTATTCATTGGAACATTTAAAGACCTATATAATCTCTTTTGAAAATATATAACATCTTCAATCTGTCCTAAATTTTCACCACCCGGTAAGCTCGAAATCTCCGTGCCTCTACCGCCCTCTCTTCGTGGTAGCCAAAAATCTTCTAACATTGACATATGTTTACGATCATCACGTATTTCACCTGTTTTTGCGTCGTAAACTAGTTTATTACGATACTTGGCCATAATATCTTTCATATATTGCTCAGCCTTACCTCTTGGTAAGTTACCTACGTCAATATAAAACATTCTTCTCTCAGGTGCTCTTGCCAGTCTATAAATTACTAATGAGTCTTCCATCATTCGTAATTGTGTAATTGGTTTAAGAGCCTTATGTAAATAAGAAACTATTTTCTTTCGATGTTCATCAAGCAGTCCTGATGTACAATAACTAACTGAATCTAAAGTCATCTTAACGCCGGCTTGTTGTGCACCGGGTTTTTCTTGAAATATGTAAAACTCATTTATTTTTTCAACAAGCTTAGCACCAGTCAGTGGATCTTTTTTACTCTTAACTTGTTTTACTTTTCGCATCTTAGCTGCATCAATATATCTTATCTCTTGAATACCAGCAGATAAGTTACTTTCATCAACTACTAAATGATGATAAAGCCTTCCATCAACATACCATCTTCTAAAAATATCATGGCCGAGTTCTTTAAAATTTAACATGTTAAAAATGTTATTGAACTCTTCAACCATTTGTTTTTTAATTGAATCACTAACTGGTACATTGTCTAAATTTAAAGATACTGAAGGTTTTAATTCATTCGCAGTTATAGCCTCATTAACTATATCTTCTATTGCAGCATCAGCTTCTGGATGCATCGCACTTCCTCTATACTTCAATATAAGTTGTGCGTTATCTTTGGAGTCATCACCATCCATATTAATATAATGACCATAATGTGAACCTGCTGATGTTGCTGTAACATAGCCTGCTCCATCATCGTCTCGTGGCGGAACCGGTGAGGCTAACTTTTTATCTTTAGTCCTCGTTATTTCAAAACCAAATAATTTAATTGAATTTTCTGCCATTTGAATTCCTTTATAGTTAGGAGGACCTAAGTCCTCCTACTATTTATTACTTAACTTGTAGTATCTGTCTCAAAGTACTGATAAGCGAAAGTTACTGTGAATCTTTCAATCTCATCGTTGGTAGCATAATTGAGATCAATTGGTGACAGATCCTGAGGATATGATCCTCTAAATGTATACTTTTTAAGAGTATCACCTGATCTATCGAGTTGTTCAACGAGTAGATCTGCCTCGTAAGCCACTGGAGTTGTAAGACCAGTATTTGCACTATGTGCATTCATACCGTTCATCCATCTTTCCATTGGATTTCTGATAGCAAAATCAGTGTCGTTTATTATTGTAACTGTCCAAACATCAAACGTTCTGTCTCCAGCCATTTTCAATTGTCTACCACGAAATGGTACAACAATTTGACCGAGTGTTGATCCGGGTAACTGAGCTGCTTCACATAAGAATGAAGTTAGTTCTGGATCACCGTTTGCATATCCGGGAAAGTTAATGGTAGCCTTGAAGAGGTTAGGACGAGCCCCACCACCTCTAAGCTTTGATTTAAAATCATCTACGCCTAATACTGCCATTTTCTACCTCCTAAACTGTACCAACGACTTCTTCAAAGTCGACGCCAGTTCTTACTGCCACAAAGTTGAGTGTGACGAAGTTAATGGACCTAGCCGGCTTAATGAAGATACTTGCGATAAATTCATTTCTGTCGATTACTGCAGGTGTATTGTTAGTTTCATCTGCTACGACTCTGAAATCTGTAATACCACGTCTACCTTTCACTTCTCGTAATACTGGCTCGACAATATTAACAAACTCTGCTCTTGTAAATTCATCATTGAATTCAAAGAGTACTTGTTCTGCAGCTCTTGCGATTGCTCTTTCAAGAACTAAGAACAACCTACGTACATTAATTCTATCAAATGCAGAAGGTCTTGCGAGTTTTGTCTTATCACCAAATAGTATTACACCAGCACCTGGGATATTTGCAATCGGATTTACACCTGCCTTATAGAGTGTATCTCTTTGTGGCTTTGTAGGTGAGAAAGCAATTGAAGTTATTCCTAGATACTGACCTCTTCGTGATCCCGCTGGTGAAAACCATGGAGCTCTATTAAGATCAGTAGCTGCCATAATTCCAGCAGTAGATGAGGCTGCAGGTATTTCGATAAATTGATCGTTAAACTTATCATATACCTTTAAAAAGTTTCCATCCATTACTAAGTATGAAGACTTTGTAAATGTATCAGCAGTTGCGACCACATTTGTTACAATATCCGAAGCTGATGTAACATTAACAATATCGGATCTTGCAGGTGACGCGACAACCACACAGTCTTTTCTCAATGATGCTGCTGTTGCAACAAGATCATTGGTTATTGTGGTACAATCTGCTCTTGAAGTGCTACCTACTGAAATTAGAAAATCGATTTCAACTTGGTCTTTATCTTCAAAAAGATCATATCCAGCTAAAATGTTAGCAGTTGAAAGCGATGAAACATTAACACCTTGACTAAAATTATAATCAATATCGGTGTTTGTAGTACCAGTAGTTTTAGTGAAGTTATCTCCACTGTCTATTGCTGTTCCTGCACCAGCACCTCTTAAATCTGAATCAAAATCAACCAACCAAACATATTTGGAATTTTCATTTAATATGTCTTTTACGAAGTTAGTTGTTCCATCATCGTTTTTAGCGTTTGAACCTAAAGAAGTAAACGCATATCTTTCGAGTACTGTGCCTTGTGTACCTGTAAACTGACCAGCTT